ATGAAAAAGATTGTTTTTATATTGTCTTTTTTATTTGCAATTTGTGTATTGTTTTCTAGCTGTGCTCACCCCTCTGATGTTCCGATTTTCGCTGTAATTGAGCAAGAAGAACCAGCTAAGTAATACACAATACTTTACGTCCGTTAATTCTCTGAAAAAATACCTGTGAGGGTTTGTTTGGTATAGCTTCTGATAACTGTGGAAAAAAAATATTTTCAGGAGCGAGATTCTGTTGATATAGTTTCATCTTGTTCGGGATAGTATCATCCCATGAAGATACTGTGCTCATATAAGTTTCTTTGTTCGTGTTATAATCAAGATACCACCATTCAATAGTTCCAAATGAAAAAGTTATACTGGGCTTGTTTTCAAAAGAAAACTTAATACCGTGCCAGTGTTTATATTTTTTTTCTTTCCCTATCGGTAAATCAGCGCCGTCTTCTAAATGTTCCCAGTAACTGGATATTTTTACAGCAGAAACCATATTTTCACCATATTTCCCTGATACGTTCCATTCTCCTTCTCCTTTGTTGTTGAATATTGTGCTAGCTTTTGTGTTGTTCGGATATTCAAAAAGCATTCCGTCTGTTTCATCTCTTTTTAAAACTTGAAAGGATTGATTTTTTATTTCGCCGATAAATGTTCCGTCTTGCAAAAAAGCATTTTTAGCAAAAACATCGCCATTCGTATCAACCTTAAAAATCTCCTCTCCCTTATTCCTAATCTTCAATCCGTTCGTTTCGTCAAACCACGCTTCAAAATCGTTATGCTCATCGCCTTCGATTGTATCGATACGCAGTTTCCTAACCACAAGATTTTTAATAAACGCCTGATTGACTAAAAGCTCATCAATCATCGCTTTTTGAGCTACCAGCACCTTAGCAAACAAAGCCCCGAAGTGTCCCGTCTGTTGTTTTAGCTCTTCAATCTCGAATAAGTGCACCAAGCATGACTGATACTCTTTTGCATAGTTTATAGCCGGCTCTAGGGGCTTCCAAGCTAGACCGCTCCACTTATAGCACACTCCAACCTTCCAGCCGCCTATGGTCTTACCTGAAAGCACCCAATCGCCGGGGTTAGCGTCTACAAATCCGAATTTCTCGCCTTTAGTGATGATGACTGTTTTTGTATCGGGGACTGTTTCGACGACACCCAGATATTTAGGCGTTGCCTCTGTAACGATATTTTCAAGCTGTTGCACCTGTGTGCCTTTTGTTACAAGGCGGTATAAGCCCCTGATTTCCGGCTCGGTTACAACCGACTTGTACATTCTAACTTCATCAAAAGTAGCGTGTGTTCTTCCTCCTCCGAGCGTGAAGCCTTCGGAAAAGTCTACGGGGTAATTGCCTGTAGTAAGTTCTGCTTTTAATTCTGCGTTTTTGTAGATTTTGAAAAAGCCGTTTTTTGAAAAAAGAAAACACCAGTGCGTCTGCTCTTGGTCGTCTTTTATGTCGGTTACGGTTTTTATTCCTGCAAGTTCCACGGTTAAAAAGTCTGTTGCTTGGTCAAAGTAGGCTTTAATATTTGCCGTTGAAAAAATGCCCCTGTAGTCGTCTGCTTCTACGACGCCGTCCCACTGCCGCCAAAGAGAAATAGTAAGTTCGTTTCTATTGCCGGCAATAGGCATAGTTCCTTTCCCTGCCGGTAAGTAAACGGCATTACCAGAGATACCCTGAACGATTTGTTCGTCTGCGGGAAGTGTCATGTTAGAGCCGTTTGCGTAGTTTATTGCTTCCATAAATTATACCTCCGGCTCTGTGAACATTCCGGCAAAATGAAAGGCTCTTTCATTTTCCGGAACGTCAATATTAAATTGCAAAAGTTTAAGGCCGTTGATTTCTATTGTGTTTTGAATTACTTCATTTTCAGGAACATGAATAAAGCCCCATTGATAGTTGGGTAAGTTTTGTTTTATTTTCGCAAAGTTGCCGCAAACGATTTTATCAAAATTAAATTCCGTGTTTGTTTTAAATCCTGTAAAAATGGGATTGGGAGTATAATGATCTGTCAAGCACAAAATACCTATTATTAAATTTCCTGTCTTTGAATATGGAATTCTTACATTTGTATGTTTTTCATTTTGAGTAAAATAAGACAGGGTAAGCCCTGCCAATAGTGAATTGTGAGTACTTTTGCTCGTAGGATTATAAAATTCTAAATCAAAAAGTCTTGTAGGCGCCCACACAAAGTTTGTATTTCTTTCTGCAACCGCCCAGCCGCCGATATACCAAGTGCTAGCAGAACTAGACAATGCTATATAAGAATAGCCTTCATCATCTTTTATTATGTCTTCTTTGTTGTAATTAAAAGCTACCCATTGGTAATATCTTGAGTCCCAAGCGTCTTGATTTTTGGGATTAAAAACAACGCTTTTAGCATAATCAGCGTGCTTATCTGCAACTTGAGAACCTAACAAAGTTTTGATACTTTTATCGGAATTACACATCCATGCTGTTGTTATACCGTGACCCCAGTTGTCAGCGTTTGCATATTTTATAAAAAAAGCCCCGTCTTTATTTTCGGGTAATTTTACTTTAACAACAACATAATTTGTGGGTGTTTGAGTTTCACAATTTGAAATGATAGTATGTCCCGTCAATTTTGTCATATATTGGGCATACCATTTTCCATATTTTGAAACAGCACCCGTCCCAACACCAATTAAATTAGTAAGAGGTTCATCTGTCATCTGGAAGTCTTCCCGGCCGTCCCAAATTATATGCCCGTTTTTGTAAAGTGGTTGTAAAATGGCGGCTTGCCTTTTGGCTTCGTTAAGTTCTGCTTTAACTTCATTGTAGGTTTCGGTAAGCCGATTGACGGCTTCGATTACTTGTTCATTTGTCATTTTTCATCTCCTTATATAACTTTAATATACGGGTAAACCCCGTATGATTTAACTCTATTATCTTCGGCTGTAGGGACGACACGAGAGGCGTCAAATTGTAATACCTGCTTATCCCAAGACGACTCCGATAACCAAGACCTTGCGCTTCCAGTATAATGACTAGAGAACGGTCCGCTTGAGCTTAGCATTATGTTACCAGAATCAAAAGACACAGCTCCCTTAATATTCCTTATAGCGTCGCCTTGATACTCCAACGCCAATTCTGCACCGCCTCGGCCGCTTCCATCATCGACAGCTCTTAATGCAACACCGCGCAAGTCAGGTAATTTGGGGTAACCAAAAGCATCGTAGCCTAGATAGTTTTTCTTTTTCTTGTCTCCGAAATTTTCAAGCCAAAATTGATAAAACTCCGGGTAAAGTTCCGGAATAAAAGAAAAGCCATTGGCATATAAATAGCCGTAAGTATATTTTTTATTTGTAAAGTATCTTACCTCGCCGATAGGGCCTGATTCTTTGATTAAGCGGTCTTTGTTATAATTTTTTATTTCATCCATTTTTTCTTGGATGAAAATATTCATTTTATTTTTTTCTTCAAGATAAAAATTATTTATTTCATTTTTAAAATTAGTAATTGTTTGTTGTGCATTATTGTTAAGTTTATTTTCTGTGTGTTGCAAAATTTCATCAATCAAGGACTGCTTAATGTTTCCCTCAAAAGCCCACACATTGCCACGAAAATCTACCACAGCATAACAGCCTAGCCCAAATGTTTCGGCGTTTATGTTTTGCGATATTTTATTAGTTCCGGGTTCTCCGGTTTGAATTGTTACATTAAAATTACCCGTCAATTTATAAACTATTAAATACTGCTTAGCCCCATTTCCGTTTTGCTTGTCGAAAAATAATTTTAATGTAAAATCGTTTTTTAATTCTCCCGATAAAATAATTACATTATTTAAAGCTTCTTCAAAAGTCATCTTGATTTCTGTTTTGTTTGTGCAATCAAACTCTATGATTTTAGATTGCCAAGCTGTAAATGAAGGGGTTGGAGCGGGCAGAGCTTGGGGTGTTTCATCAAAGTTAAGAAGACTTAAAATGTCGGTGTCGGTGGGGAAGGATAAGGTTTCTCCGGGAATACCTTGCTCGCCTTGTTCTCCTTTCACTCGCTGCCAGTGATAGTCGGCAGGGTTGTCGCTTTCTGTTTGAGTATCCTTGTTAAAGGCAAAACCGATATAATCCTTGCCTTCAGGATTATCGTTCATCCCTTCACCTTGGGCGTTATCGGCATACTTTACCCATGTAAATTTTGGCTTGCCGTCTTTCCCGGGCTCTCCGGGGATACCGTCCTTTCCACGCATATCAACCCATTTGTAATCAGCGGGGTTGTTGCTTTCTTCTTGTGTTAATTTATTTTCTGCAATCCCCATAAATCGCCTTGTATCATCGGGATAGTCTGACATATCGGTCCCGTTTGAGTCTTTTGCAAACTTAATCCAAGTGTAATGGGTCACGCCGTCTTTACCATTTATATTAGGCGGGATTGGCTTTGGTGTTGTTGGTTTTTTTTGCGTGATGTTGCTTTTATAATCGGGTATCTTTCCTGTGTCATAAATCGCTTCGGTGTAGTTTACCAACTCCAAACTAAAGCCTTTATCACTTCGCTTTATTTGGCTGATGATATAGGGGGTTGATATTTTGCCGAATTCGCCGTCTGCGTCTATTTCTCCGAATGAAAATAGGCAGCCTGTGTCGGGCTTAGCGTCTGCACTCGTTTTGATTTTTGTTAAGACCGTAAGTTCGTTAGTGCTTCCATCCCCAACTACTTTTATTTTAACCGGCTTTACGCCTTTTTCAGTAAAACAATTAACAATAATTCCGTATGTTTCCGTAGCCTCAAGTGTTAGAAGCTCATTAGTGTAGATTTTTTTTAGACGCCCGCCATGCCATTTTGTCTCTTTAATTGTATAGCCTTTACCTATGCCTATTTTTAAGCTGTCATCTTGAATTAAAATCTTACTATACGGTGTGTAAAATACGCCCTCGTTTCCGACTTCTATAATCGTGGTCTTTGGGCGGAGTGCTTCTATTGCCATAAGCCGCCTAGCATATTTTACGATGTGTTCAAAGGTGGTAATGCCTGTAATGTTTACATCTTTGATGATACTATCGGGGGTAAGCTCAAGCGGTTCGCCGTTTACTTCACGCATAAGCAAGTAGGTATCCTCTTGATATAAATCATCCTTGCTGTTTACATATTTTATTCTAAGGCCATCAGTTCGTCTGCCGAATGTCTTTTTATTTTGTATGCTGATTATATTCTGCGGGTTATAAACGGCCAAGGCGTTTTCTTGAGGCCTGTCTATTGCGATTGCTCGCCTGCCGAATATGTCTGTATAAATACACGCTCCCGCCGCTTCCATAATGTGATTAAGTGTAGCGTCTTTTTTTGTATTCTGCGTAATTACCCAATCAAACTTAAATCCTTTATCCTCGCAATACTCGTAAAACTCGCCGAAGCTCTCTAGGTCTAATTCGTCGTCTTTGTATCGGCTTGCGGGGTGGCTGTCGCTTGTTTCGATTTCCAAAGCCCACGCCGCAGGGTTGCGGGTTTCCGTCTTTTCCTCGCTCCACTTCGTGCCGTTCCAAGTGCGGGCTATGCCTTGAGTGATGACATTTATTTTTTTGAGCTTTTCTTCATTGATTTTTGAAGCCTTTAATTTTAAGCCTAGAATTGTGCAGAATGCCCGCTCCCTATCCTCTATGACTTTACAAGGTACTAATTCCCAATCTGTACTTTTGTTTGGATCGAAACAAATAGACTGATAAAAAAGACAATAGCAATCGTTTTTAATTCTGCTGTCTTTGTTGCCGTTACTTCTAACTCTTAGGTATATTGCCGTCTGATTATTTTCTTTTAGTGTTTTATAATCGGAAGCCGAAAACTCTTTATGTGCCGTGTATCTTAATTCCTTTGTCGAGATAACTCGTTTAAAAAGATTTGTTTGTATTCCGTTGTTATTAAATGTAAAATCCACCCAAGAGGAGCCGCCGTCCAGTGAATATTGCGGCGTGATTGTTACTTGCGTTTCTATCTTGTCGCCGTCATTATTCATAGCGTATAAGCCGTAAGGAAAGGTTATAGCAACATCGACATCTTTGGCGTATGGGTTCAAGGTGTATGTCAAATATTCCTTTGTGCCTGCCGTAACATCGCTATCGTGCGGGATTTGGTCATTACAAGTCTTTGAGTCCACTTTGTAATTTAACGCCGGTATCTCGCTTAATAAATCGCCGTCTTGGGCTATCTCTATTTTCCCGCCCTCGGCAAAAATACCAGAGTCTAAATTATAACCGCCCTCTTGCGGGGTGGTCTCCGTGAATGTTTTAATTACGATGTCATCTATAGCGATTTTTTTAAGGACCTGTTTATTAAAGCCGCATTCTAAAACGGTATAAATGTACTGGTCCACTCCGTCTGTTCCAGCTATCTCATAGAACGGCGAGCATAATAGGTAAGGCGTGAATAAATGCCGCCCGATAATATACGGCTGATTATTCCCTGTTGCTATGGTGTTGCTTGCTCCTCGCAAAAAAGGGCGGTTGTCAATATCGGGCTTGTTTGATAGCTTTTTCATTTTTTCAAGCTCGGCCTTTGCCTTTTCCGCCGCTTCTCTTGCATTATACGCAAGTATACCGCCGACAACCCCAGCGCCGACAGCTAAAACGGAAACGATTATCGCTGTAACAATAAGGGCGGTCATCCCGTTCGGTGTAAGCCTGATTGTTACCATATCTTTTTCTTGCAGCACATAATTATAATTTTCAACCCTGCCGTTGATTACGATAATGGCATTATCTAAATCAAAACAGGGTAGGGCTTCTTGTACGGTTAGCCCTGCCTGTAATTCCAGCGGTGTTTGTTTATTCGATAGTTCTTTATAAAGTGTCGCTTTCATTTATTACCTCATAATATGCGATAGGCCTCATAACTGCTAAGGGCGATATTTTAACCCCTTTATCCATAGTTGCGTGCAGTACCTTTCCTCTCTCGACTATATAGCCCACGTGTGTATTGCCGTGATAAATCGAGTAGATGAGTGCCCCGATTTTCGGTTCTTCTATCTGCCTGACATTAAGGCCTCCGCTTATATAGTCATTGACGCTTTCGGCGGGTAAGTCTACAATACCGCCGTATAAATCTTTCAAGGGCGTTCCTGCCCGCTTGCAGCACTCCATTACCACGCCGTAGCAATCGAAGCCGCTTTTATCCCTTCCGAATCTCTTAAAAGGAACGTTTAATAAATCATCGTACTTCAATTGTTGCCCCTGTTGTTGTATGAATTAAAAATCAAGGCCGGAAAGGTCATTCCGCCCCTGTCGTCTTTGTTTAGCTTCATGTCCAGCTTCATACCGTCCCATGTCGCTTCTCCATATTTATGTTTGAATAACCCTATCGGCTCTACCTCTTCGCCGTTGAACACTCCTATAACTTCAACCTTAAAATAATAATTATCTTCGAGCATATCGATGATGGCATTGTGCTCCACCAGCTCAACACTAAAGGAGCTGTCCCCGTTTGTATTCGGGGTATATGTGAAGCTGCTTGCACTGTAGACTATTCCTTTATAAGACATATCCTGATTATCGTTAATCAAGAAAATATTAAGCGTGTTTTCGGGGTTCGATAACCGGACTAAAAACGGCAGGTTGTATCCGCCGCCCTCTGTTAGCTGTTTATATACATTCATATCCTTAAGCCTCCGTTAGTTCTAGGCTTACTTCTTTGTGTCGCAATCCCGTCCAGCCTGTAACCTTAACCTTATATTGCTTCGTTCCGCTCCCTGTAATGATGTCCGTTAAATTACAAGGAACGGTGCCGCTTTTAGCCGTTGTTTCATACCAATAAAGAAAATGTTGAAATTCTGTCTTGCCGTCCACCTTAGCCGTGCCGGTGTCTTTAAGCCATAGGTTTACCGTGTGCTTTTTTTTCGGCAGGCTGTTTTTTAGATACTCAATCTCCCGCCCGCTTTTAAACTCAACCTTTTCGGTGTTGTCTTTATAATCTCCGTCTTGCCCGTAAAAGTCCGTATTTACATGCGTGCTCCATTCTATAGCCATTTTCTTCTCTCCCTTATATTCCGTAATAATCGCCTGACATTCCTTGTTGTGCTAGGTTTAAAGAGTCATTGTACCGTCCGTTTTTTAAGCTCTCATTTACCCGTGCGTCTATCATTATTTCGATTTTATCCCGTGTTAATCGGGGCTGTGCCGTTGCAATGTTTGAAGCACTGTTGTTTATTACTATGTTCGGAGCGGCTCCCTTTCCGCCGCTTCCGCCGTTTATAAAATCCCATAAGCCTTTCTGTTGGCTCATGTTCATTACCATTTCACGGCTGTTAAGATTTGTGGCTATGTTATCCCCGCTATAAGACGAACCGCCCACAATTCCGCCTGTGCTGAAGCTAGGGGGTATAGGCTTGCTTGCTATAATGCTTCCAATTTGAACAGCACCAGCCGCCGCAACAATACCGCCTGTTATAAGACCTGCTATTCCGCCTTGTGCGATTGCCTGTGTAACACCTTGTGCGATGTTAGCTGTCGCTTGTAGAATGGACGCTGTCCATTGCACCATCTGAATTTTGTACTGCTCTCTAGCGGCTTTTCTTTTACTCTCTGTGATTTTTTTATTATACTCTTCCTCGCCCATTTCGCCTTTTAGATATTTCATTTCAAGCTGTGCTTGCTCGGCTGTTGCTTGGTTCTTCGAGGTTTCAAGCATAAGATTAGCGGCTTGGTTCATTATGCTTACGCTCTGATCTACATAGCCCTGCACCAAAGTTAAAAGCTCGGCCGTTTGTGCCGCCTTATCCTGTAGGTAAGCCTCGTCAAGCTGTCTCATTTTATCATATTTTTCTTTATCACTTAAAACTTCCCTTTCGTTGATTGCCTCTTTCAGTTTCAATAATGCTTCTTGCTTGCTTGCGTGCTTATCCCACCATGATTGTTCTTTCCCTGCTATTGCGTTTACCTTTTCGTCAATGATATGTTTTTCCGCCTCTGCAAGGCCTTTCAATAGTTCTTCACGGTTTAATATGTTTTTCTCGCCCTGTTGAGCTCTTTTAATTTCTTCTTCGGTTGCTTCTTTGATTTTGCGTTTTATATCGTCAAGGGCTTTAAGCTCTTTTTGTAAATGCTCTGCAGGTCTCATCTTTTCCTGAATGTTGCTTAAAGCTTCCTTTGTGGCTTGCGTTAGCTTGATAGCGGCCGCTAGTTTTTCTTCTGTGTCTGCCGCTGCTTTGGCGGCTTTCTTGGCTTCTTTTAATTGCTTCAGCCGTTTTTGCTCAATAGGGTAACCTTCTTTTATCAATCCGTTTGTTTTGGTTAGTAAGTCGATGTATGAATTAAGATAGACGTTGTATATATCTTGAGCACTTACCGCCTGTCCCTTTGCTTTCGCTTCTACTTCCAAGGCATATAGCGACTCTTTTAGTTTTTTATCGCTGTCTTCTGCTGCTTTGTCGGCGTTCTTTGCCGCTTCGGCGGCTTTGGCTTCGGCGGTTGCTTTTGCCTGTGCTGCTTTGGTTGCTTTCTCTGCTTCTTTTGCCTCGTTCTTTCGTATTTCTAACTCGTCTTTTATAATTATGTAGGCGTTAAGTTCTTCTGTCGTCCATTCTCCATTTATAGCTTTTCTCAATTCAAGCTCTTGCTTCAATTCCTCTAAATATTCTTTGGTTTGATATTTTTCTCCGCCTTTTTTTTCTCCCGTTTCGGGATCCTTAAATACAGAAAGCATCATTGCAACACCTTCATCCGTCCACTCTTTAAGCCCGCCCCACTTACGAGATGCTGTTTCTAAAAGAGACCCGAACTTATTAATGCCGTCTGTCATGCTTTGCCAAAACGATTTTGCTTTTTGATTCAATGCTTCAAACATCGGGTTTGCTATTTTCCCGACAGACTCCATAAAATCGCCAAATGCATTTTTAGCCTGCGTGCCGCTGTCTGCCGCTTCTTTTGCAAAGCCCTTGTATTTACCGGCTATCAGGTCTATAGCATCTCCGTTTTTTAACTGCTCATCGGTTAGGTCTTTAATTTCGGCAATCTGCCGCCCCATAGCTCCGGCCGTTCCGCTGTAGGTAGAGTTTAATTCTGACGCCGCCTGATTAAGAGAAATATACTTTGCGGCTGCATAATCAGCCGCCGCTCCCATTATCTTCATTATCTCGGCTTCTGTACGCCCTGTGGCTGCAAGGGCACTCATAATGCCTATAGTGCCTTCGTCGCCGTAATTGCTTATTTCTTGCAAGCCGCTTGCGAATTCCTTTAATCTCTGGACGCTTTCTTTTTGTAAGTAAGGGTTATTCTCGGCGGCCTTTTGTAGAGCTTTCTCCGCTTTCTCTTGAACCTTGAACGCCTCGTTTGCGGCCTTTAAGGTTTCTATAAACTTTTTAGCTGCCATAACCGCAGCCGTAAGCCCCGCAGCAACCGGTCCCGCTGAATTTGCTAAACTTCCCATTTTGGAAGCAAAGCCGCTGGCAGCCCCGCCTGTTTCATTAAATGCGGTTTTAAGGGCATTAGTTGCCTTTGTGCCTTTGCCCATATCCTTTGCGGTGTTGTTTACTTTGGATTTAACTTCTTTTAAACCCTTGTCCAGCCCTGCTGTGTCTAATTGCGTCCCTATTCGGACTTCTCCGTCGTTTGCCATATTGCCCCGTTATAAAAATTTTAATTTCATTTTCAAAATAAAAAACATAGCACAACCTAAAATCAAAAAGCCCAATATGCAAGAAACAATAACAAGGCTTAGCTTTAATCTGTACTCTGTCTTTTTCAGTTTCTCAATCTGTTTTGTTTTTAGTTCCAGCTCCATATTTACCCCGTTCTCGTATCCTGCGTAAGATTGCCTTAAAATCTTCAAGATCTCTCGCTCCGTCTGTAATTGATTTTTCAAGGCTTCCGACTTCGTCAAGGCTTCGGTCAATCTCGTTTTTAAGCTCTGTACTTGTAGCTGCTGATTGCGTCTGTTCGTCTCCCAGTTTTCCGATATTCTCTCTAACCTCGTAAGCTCCGTTTCCGTAATTGTGTATTCCGCTTCTTGTGCAGCAAGAGGAAAAGCTAAAAAGCAAAATGCAAATAAAAAAACAAAAAAAGCTCTTTTCATTCATTTACACCCCCTCTCTTTTTCTTAAAAACCCTAAGACATTCTTATACTTCCAATAAGCAAACTTAGTGCCTGTTTGAGCGTAGCCGTCTTGTTCTAAAACTTTGATATAGTTTTTATCTGCTGCAACAACAATAGCAACATGCCCAAACGGATTGCCTCTCATTTTATCAAAAACGACAACATCACCGGCAATTGGCTTGTTCTCTGGATAAGGCAGCTTTCGTAAGTATTTAACCTCAACCGGTCTTTTTTCATACTCTGTGTAAAACTCCCTCGCCCCCAGAACCCCTGAAGGTTGTGGAATGTTTAAAACATCAGAACAATACTGTCGAAAAAGGTCGACGCATTGATAGCCATATTTTTTGTCAAAATCCACTTTTTTACCGTTGTGTTTTTTTACAAATTCGTCTAGTGTCATTTTGTTCATTCTCCTTTAATGCAGATTTTTTAAATACTTTTCATTTTTCTTAATTGGAAAATCGATACAAAGTATTTTATATTCCGGTAAAATAAATTTATCTTTTTCGCTTTCGTACATTTCGATTTTTTCTTTAATTCTTGTACTCATTACCTCTATCATCGAGTCCGCCCAAGAGTTTACCAGCTTTTCAAGATCTGGTCTTATTTCACGCCATGCGGGATAATTTTCAGTCCCGCAAGGGAGGCGGGGTATCTTTAAAAGAAAAGCTTTATAGTCTATTTCAATGTTATAAAGAATGTCTTGTATGTAGCCATGTCGTTCTTTACTTGTTAGTTTTTCTTTTAGATTGTTGTAGTCGACACGCTCCAGTAATTCATCTTTGATGATTTCGGCTGCCGTAAGGGCCGGCAGCTCGCATTTAATGTTGGCCTTAAATAAGTTTTTTATAGGCTCGTAAAGGCGGCGAATTACCCGTCTTTCATCGGCTTTTAGCTTTTCATCGATTTCGCCGGAGCGTCTAAAAAGAGTTTTTCGGAGTTCTTCATCTTCCATACGCTTTTTGTTTTGCTCATCGATTTCAGCCTTGAAGCTGTCTAGCTTTTTATCGACTTTGCCTAGTGCGATTTTTTTATCGCCCCAGCCTAAAACCGCCCCCTTGCGGATCACGACTATTAAAGCAATGAATATCAGAATAGCTATCAGGGCTATTACACCCCAGCCGATTACCGGTATTTTGTCTAAATTTTCCATTTCAGATAGCCTCCCGTTGATTGTGGAGGCCGTCGCTCTGGTTAGGTGTTAGTAAGTGTTGTTTGATTGTCATCTTATACCTCTACCTATATAGTCATTTTTGTTTGTGGTAGAAGTAAAAAAAAATAGATTATTTTGTGTTTTTTAAATCTTGCATATAATATCGATTTTTGCCTGAAAACCTCGTATAATCAAACCTCGTGCCTCTGGCGGGGTGTTTTAATCATAGGTGGGTGTGTCTTAGATAAGGTCTTATTTTGTTAGTCCGTATTTTTTCATTACACGTCTTATGTCTTCTTCATTGCGTTGTCTATCTTCTTCCGTTTCCTTTATAAGGTTTCCCATTGTCGAGATATGCCCTGTTGTTTTTCCGGTGCGTTTATCGTACGCTTCAATATCGCCGTCCGCTGCGTATCTTATACCGATGTTGCTATTACTCATTATTCTCCCCCTAGTAAAATAAGTTTAGTTCTATTCAATATTACCATATAATCAGCTCTAAAAGGACTTGGAACGGAGCGAATTACATCATAACCCATTAAAGAGGCTAACACACCAGCATCACGCTGTAGCCATTTTTCAGCTGCTATTTTATCATTTATCTGCCGTGTTGTGAAGCCCTGCTGTTTTAGATTTTGTGTAAACCTGTAAATAAATTCATCTTTTATGTTTGCTTCATCGATAATTCTAGCGGTCGGCGATATTGTCAGTGTTTCCGTCATTGTGTATTCCTCGCCTCTATCTTCTTTACCTAATCTCTGATAGTGCACCATTTCATCGATTACACGGCGTAAGTCGTTACCTTTTGTGTAGTCTGCTGCTGCATACATTCCCTTCCCGTGAGCTCGGCCGCCCGTTCGGCAATCAACATAAAAATCGCCGCTGCGTAACATTTTTATATATCCGTCAAGTGTTTCTTTATCGGGTGCCGTATATGTCCTTTGTCCCACAAATGTATCATCGTCTATTGCTTTCAAAAAGTCCGCTTTTGATAACACCGTAGGCTTACCGTCAAAACCTTGAGCCTTTAACACTTTGTTGATGTCTTTTAATTCCTGCTTCACATATAGCTTGCCCGCTAGGTTTTGGCCTTCCACTACCTTAGCTGTTTGTATCGGTGTCATTGTTTGCGTAGATATTGCTTTAGTTACAAAAGTATCAAGGTTATGTGTTGCTGTGTAGAAAGCCCCCGCCTTATCGTTCATATCTGCAAGTTTTTTAACAACACTAGCATTTATTGGCGTTGACTGCGTGAATGAGTGTGTAACCTGCGGCTTTATTCCTTTCGGCTGTTTGCCGGTCGGCGTTCCGATATACTCTCTTGCGCTGTCTCTTCTTATTCCGGTTTGCTTTGTAAAGTCCCGTGCTGCCGCTTGCCATTCTCCGAGCTTCCGTCTTGCCTGCGTGCTGTCTGCTCCCATAGCTTCCTGCGTTAATGCCTGCCGTTTGTATTGCCTTATTTTCCGTTCTACTCCTCGTAACTTTTGTTCTCCCTCATAGCGTGATAGCTCCTCACCGTTGTAGGTTACCGTCTTGCTTGCCATTTCGTCTAGGTCTTCGCCTGTGTAGTGTTCTTCCATTCCCTCAAAATACGGATAAAATGAATGTCGGCAGTTTATACCGCATAGCCCCGTTGCCGTTCCCAGCTCGCAGATGCTATATAATTCTTTTCGTGTAAAAATGCAGCCCTGCCATGCTGCGTGGTCTGGTCTCGCCCCAATGTGTGCCGTAACCTCGAACCTTTCTACTCCAAGCTCTTCGGCGTTGCTTAATGTTTGATTGGCGGCTGTTTGGTTTATGCTGGTTAGTATGTTCATACGAACGGCCGATTCTATTGAGCGTATGATAGGCTTTCCGTTCTCGTACCTAACTGTTGTTATTCCTCGCTTGCTTAGTTCATCCGCTGCGCTTTTCATTGCGGTGTTGTAGTCAAATGCACCGCTTTGAACATCCATATAAACACGGTTAGCCTGTTGTACAAATTGTTGCTGCGATGTTGCCGCTGTTGTTAGGGTTAGCCTTGATAAATCGCTATGACATTTCTGTATAGTCGATAGCATAGCTTGAGCGTTGGGAGCGCTTAACGTCCGCCCTGTCATTGCCTTAAAAATGCGGTTATCGTTTCGGGCGTTTGTTTCCAGTGCCTCTGTAAATGTTTCCGTTACCTGCCTGATTATCGCCTTATCGTACTTAGCCAATATGCGGGCTATGTTTTTTTTAAGGCCGCCCGCTTCGGCTAACATTTGAGCCTGCCAGCGTGTGGCTTCAGTTATCCTGCCGAGCCGAGCGATACGCCGTGCCATATCCTGTAGGATTTCAGTTTCAAGCTGCGAGTAAATCTCGATAATATCATCGGACAATCCTTCTAGGTAGCGGGGGGATAGCATTTTAAAACTTACCCCGCACAATCCGCCATGCGATTACAATACGCTTTCTAAGAGGTTCGTTATTCAACGCATAGCGTAAGCCGTTTAATACAGCCCTGTCGTTTCTAGTGATTTCTTTTCTTTGCTTGTTGAGTCTTGCCATTTTCTTACGCTCCAAAATTGAAAGGGTCGGGGGCGGCTTCCGGTTCTGGAACATTCGCCTTAGCCTGTGTTTCTTCTTCTCCGAAAAAATCACGGCGGTACTCCCATTTGTTGCGAACGCCTGCGCTTACCTCGCTAAGTGCCATAGTCTTGGCGGCTGATACATCCTTGCGTGTTTGGTCATCGTTCCATGTTACTTTTATTGTTGAATTGTTAACCCCCAGCTTATAGGCGGCCGCCATGTGTGCGAATACATCGGCACAATGCTGATACTTAACCTCGATTTCGTCCTCTATTTTGTCTACGATAGCGTATAGCTCTTGCCGCCCGCCTGAATACTGTGTTGCGGTCTGCTGTACGCTTTCCATGTCCGATATTGTGCCTTTGCCGATGTTGCAGGTTAATTCTATTCGTCTTAGTATCTGCTGTAGCATTTCGTTTTGTTGGGCTGTTCTTAAATTCGGGGCGTGTTCTACAATCCGCTTTCCGTCCGTGCTGCCGTCTCCTTCAATCTGGACTACAAGACGGTTAAGCTCCGGTGTCATCTTAACACCTACCGCCTCGCCGTTTCGTTTTTGCCGTTTCATAAACATATCACGGTCAGCCCACACCCGCAATTCTCCGCCTTTCTGTTCCCAGTTCATGCGCTCGAATTGCTCATCTGCACTCTTGATAAGTTCTTCCGCCCCCGCTATTATTGCAACGGGAACATTTGAGCCGTCTATCTTGTTTATTGCGTGGTTTCTAAACTCGATAATCATAGGCTGCTTTACGCCCGCCCATGTGTATTCGGGTGTTAGGTCTGCCGTCTGCGGGCAGTCGGTCAAGGCTGCCTTTCTCAATGCTCCGCCTTCATTCCTGTATAATTCGCACTCTACCGAATGGGTGCTGTCCCTGTAAGTATGCGTTTCCGTTAAAAGCCATTTTTTAGGACCGTTTATAATCTCTTTTAAAATCAACGCACTTGTAAGCGTTCCATCAAAATCGTAAGAGATAGGCAGGTAGTTCCCTAGCGGGAGCGTTTCATATTGTAATTTACTGTTACTGAAGATAGGGCGGATAATACAGCCGCCTAGAAGTGCGATATAGTCTACGATTTTATCGACATTCTTATTTATGTGGTTCATCGCCTTGGCTATTGCTTCATTCTCGACCTCTAGCCCGATTTCACGGGAAACCAGCATAGAAAGCCGCCCGCTTATCTGCTCCAAAACTCCGCAGGGTGGAGCTTTCTCATTCCACGGGGCTGCCCCGCTCATCATCTGCCCCCATAGCTCTATGGAACTATACATCTGCTTGCTTATGTTGGTGTTAATTCCTGTAACATCTTTTATTGTGTTTGTGTGGAATAATTGTAATATGTTCATAATAAAGCCCCTTATTTTTTCAAACATTTTTGCCCTCTCGTTATATAGTCATTTATTCTCCGCCGTGCCGCCATACGCTCTCCAGTGAATAACGCACCGTGTCTATTCCGTGGTCGGGCTGGCCTTGAGGATAACCGCTCATAATCTCGCCCGTGCGTTTGTCAATTTCATATTCAAACAGCGTGAATTCGTCTGCTATATGCGGGCACCTTGCGGGGTCGATTACGATTTTCTTTAAGCCCTGTAGCCACTTAAAGCCTGCCTCACGGCTTCCAATCCCTTTAATCGCCCCTCTTACATTACCGCCCCAAGTCCTAAAGTCAGCGATACTCTTAGGCTCTGCACTGTCTGCCGTTATCCTGTCTCTTGCTATGTTCATTCCGTGAGTTTTCATGTGTTCGCTCAATTTCTGGAACGCTTCATAGTTGCCTTGCTTATTCATATATAATTCGTCAAAGATATAAAGCGTCTGTTTGTTTGCGTTAAAGGATGATGTACTAAATGCGAACGGATCAGGATAATAGCCCCAGTCAATACCGTTATACAAATAATCGAAGGCCGCTATCTCTTCGTCTGTGATTTCTCTAAGCTCCACATTCTCAAATACATTCTGCCCAGTACCTGTTACTATTCCTAGGTAGATGTTTTCATAAGCTCGCAGGTTATTTTGTTTCGTCTGCTCGATGTCATGAAGTATTGCGTCTCCTAGCCATTCTCTTGGTATGTCCTGATAGGTGGTGTGGATTACCATTCTGTTTATGTCCGGCGTGGCAGCTTCACGGTTGCACCAGTGCCGTGCTGCACTCGGCGGGTTGTAGCTCTCGAAGATATAAAATGTTTCGCCGCCCCTCAAGACGGATATTTTAATATTCTGTAATTCGGCGGGCGTGAATTCCGTTTTTTCTTCCACCCACAAAATAGCAAAATAACCGCTTGAAACCTTGATTGATTTTAGCTTTTCGGGGTCATCGCTCCCTGCAAAGATGATATACTGTGTTTGCCCGTTCTTTCTGATATAGCTTATCGGCAGAGCTGCCGTCTGTGATTTCGGGATTTTAAATCGTGCAGTAAACCCCAGCTTATTTATCGCCCAGACTATCTGCTCAAATACCGAGTGTCTTAGTGTCTTGGCTGTCTTACGCAAGATAAGGGCGTTGTAGCTTGGAAACATCACAATCAGAATGACAATCACCAGCGATATGAAGCTGCTTTTACAACTTGCCCGCCCGCCTGTGAATGTGTAGCGTTCTTTCTTATGGCTTATTATTGCTCTGAATGCTTTATTATAAGTCGTTGCAAATATGGTGTTGCTGTCAATCTTCATCCCGCACCCCGTCTATGATGTTAATCGTTAATTCTGTATCTTCGGCGGTTTCTGCCGTAATGGGCGGTGTTTCTCCATAACCTCTGTTTCTGCCTTTGGTTGCAAGAATAAAGCGTATCATCGCACCATCGCCGTCTTTAGCCTGTGCGTATGCCTTGCCCTCTACTAGGTCAAGCCCTGTTTCCAGCTCTCCGCTGAACGCTTCCCGTGTTTCTTCGTAGCGGTCTATGTTGGCTTTTGCGGTATGCCAATCGCAATTAAGGGCTAGGGCAACGGTTGTAACAATACCTCCTGAACCTTTTATGGCTTCGAGAATGTCTGTTTTTTTATACGCTTTTCTTTTTCTGCCCATAATTCACCACTTCGGAATAATCGGAGTTATTCACTTCCTCTCAATTTATTTTCAAAATCGATTAAATCTTCGTCCGTTTCGTCGGCTTCTAGCGGTAATTCCCACGCCCTGCGTAGCTCTTCCATTTGTCGGTCGTGGTCGGTCTTCTTTCCGCCGGTATGCTCATACAGTCGATAGCCGATAATCTCGTTTAGTTTTGTATCGTGCAGGCCTCTGAATAAGGCTTGGAATTTATACCAGTGCATCTTGCTTGTAACTAGGTCTATTCCGTACTGCTCCAAAAATGCCGCATAGATGTAGTCAGCGTCTATCGTGTAGTCAATAACTTTTCCGGCTTCACCTTTATTAACTCTTGGTAAGATTTGCGGCGGGTTGCAGAATTGCATCAACGCAAAAAGCCCGCCTAGTCTGTTGTTTGGTTTTTTGTCCTTATACATGAAATCAAAGTCTTCAGGCGGAGTATCTTTGTCTTCCAGCAGTTCTAAAAACCTTAGCCAATATTTGAAGGATGTTTGAATGTAATAAAGGCCGCCTTCCACCTCTATGGATTCAGGCAGCCCTGTTTTTTTTAGGTCAATCATTATGCGGCCGTGAAGGTGTCGCCCTCAAAAGTACCTTTAATAAAGGTAGGCTCGCCTGAACCGTTGAGTGTTACCGCCCCATTTGTAATTTCGTTCAATGCAAGGTCAAAATCGATATTCTCATTGACGGTATCCATTTGGTTGATAGTTACTAAAGCGTCTATCTTCCAAGCCTTGTAGCAAGGTACGCTATCGGTCTCGCCCTGCGGTGTGTAAGAGCCTTTCTCTTTGTAGAACACAATCAAAGCATCTCGGTGTGCGTCCTTACCTGTCGAGCGGTCATAAAGCATTTCAAAGATTACTTTGTAGTCTGGCTCGTCTTTAAACATTGTAAGGCTCTGCGATAGGCTAGGCTGATAACTGTCGATTTCATTTTGCGGAGTTTCGCTCGATATAAAATCGAATGTCTTTGTCTGCGGATTCATGCTAAGAGTGAATGTCGTAGATTTTTTTATCTGCGTCCATTTCGGCACCGTTTCCGTGCCCGTGTTAATAAAAGGCACTATCTTTGTTTTTTTAATTAAATCTGCCATAGTTTAATTCTCCTTAATTTGTTTCGGCGGGTTCATAATAATCACACTTAATAGCCGCCGCATAGGTTGTAAGTCCTTTACTATCGGTGTCGATGTATTGCGGAAGTGTAACAGCTTCACAATCTATCTCCAGTCCGTCGGGGCTTGTTACTGTAGCCCCGTCCAGTTTGTCGGTTATTTGTTTCGATAGCTCCCTTGCTTGCTCTGCGTTTTTCATTCTTACGTAAAATGTAAGGTTGCGAGAAACATACCTAGAGCCGTCCGAAAACCTTTTTTCAGCGGCAGGGCTTGGGTCGTGCCTTACACAGGCTCCGTCAGCGTTTGCTTCAGGTATAAGGTCGCAATAAATTGTAAAAGGCAGCTGTATGGCTTTTTCGGCCCATTCGCTTACCACCTCAGCTATGTTTGATTTCGTCATTTACCAGCTTCCTCCATTTGTCCAGCCATCTGGCTTTTGCCGCTTCAAACCACCTTGCACAGGCACTAGGGTTGCGTTGCTTCGAGTGGTCAAACCCGTCTCCGTAATATTGACGGCGGGCGTATGGTGTTTTCCACTTAACAAGCCCGCTTCCTATTACCGTGTTGATGACTGCCGATTTCTCTAGCATTGTTGAGTCTTTTGGTACGAAGTAATTACTATCGGTTATAACTTGCGTATCTAGCTTCATTTGTGCCCGCTTTACCGCCGCTTTAAGCCTTGCCCTAGCTGCCTCCTCGTTGAAGTTTCCTTTTACTGTAAATTCTATTCCGCCTGCATTATTCAAAGGTTACCTCCCAATGATGGGGGCTGTTGTTTTGCGTATAACAAGGTGTTATGCTCCGTACCGTGAAAGTTTGCCCCTGCCATTCGATAACGTCTTTTTCTGCAGGGAGCTTCCTTTCAGTTGCCTCTCCGCTTGTTGTTTCATAGCGTGTGTTTTTAGCGTCGATAAAAAGAGTTAAGGTGTCGGCTTTGGTTTCTCCGTAAGCACCTCGTATCGATTGGAAGGTCGCCCCTATTCTTACTCGCTTTAAGACTGTAAGCCCATAAATAGGGTTTCTGTTGCGGTCTATCCCTATCTGTTTTTTTAAAACGCAATCTTGTACTAAAAGGCGGGCGGGTATTGGTCTTGCCATTACATTACCCCCTGCGTAATATCGCAATAAAGCCTTATCCATTTGTATTTTTTGGCTTCTAGGCTTTTTGCGTTTAGCTTTGCCACCTCATTCGCTGCGGTGCGGTCGTATGAGTAGGAATACCCGTTTATGCTTTCGCTTGCTACCGCTCCGCTTTCTGCTGCGTTTCCGCTCATCTCTAGTGCTGTGTTGTAGTCTGTTTCAATCATCATACAAACCGCACTATCTATCCCGTCTTTTTCACGCTCGACGATAATGCCGTCGGTTATAAGCCGTTTTATAAATAGCTTATTTTCGGCGGCGTATTCATTAAAAGCGGCCTCATTAGGAATGGCGGAACGCCCCAGAGTCGTCTTATAAAAATCGTAATTTACATTCTCGAACATTCCGCCTTTTCTCCTTATTTTTTACCGGCTTCGTCCCCGTTTTCTTTCAGGGTTGTATCGCCGCCGTCCTTCGAGTCCGCTCCATCTGTCGGGTTGTCCGGTGTCGTCGGCTCCGTCGGAGATTGCCCCTTCTGGGCTTTCGGTTTAGTCGGTTTAGTCGGTTTAGTCGACTGTTCTTGTTTTTCTTCTTCCGGAATATATCCTACTGTTTCCATAGCTTTTCTCCTTATGCTTTGTGGTGCAGATAAATACCTGCCGTCTTGTTTTCGTAGACATCCGCAAGGCCGTATTCACGGAAGTTAAAAATCCAAGCGTCAGCGTCTGGATTGTCTGCGGGCGGAATTGCCTTATTTACATTGTGCTTTGTAAACTGCAAAACTGCCGATTTTTCAACGATAAGGAAGTTTATATCCTTTCCGGCCGTTGCTTTCTTAAAGCCGCCTTTTTCCTCACCTCCGGTCTTGCCGTCAAGCAAATCAATAGCGGTGTAGAACCTTGCGCTAGGGACCTTTGTAATGCTTGTGAACGCTCCCAAAATATCACGGCTCTTAGTCGTATCAACATTCTGTGCTGCAATCAAAAGGGCAGAGGTTATAAATAAATGCCGGTTCTCGCTCGGAACTTCCGCATTATCCATTGCCGATATAGCGGTCTGCAATGCAGTAAGAACATCCGCCCCTGCCGCAAGAGCACCGCTGACTTTGGTCGCTGCAAGGTCGGAATACTTTGCAAACCTAAAAGCGTCTTGTTCAGGGATAACTTTTGTTCTAACAAACTCGGCGGCGAGCTTACCGAACGCAAGCCCTGCTGTCTCTTCATCATCCATAGCGTCAACGCTGAATTTGCGTCCACGGTCATAGTTGAATTCGACAGTCTCATTTTTAAGTACGACATTCCCGTCTACATAGCCGCTATTGCGGTCATACTTACCCAATCCGTCCATATCCAATTTTGGAATGATGATTTCATTTGCGTTAGCCCCCTGCTTTGCTAGGGTTGCGTCGCTTTCAAGAACGGCTGTTTTTGCCCCATTCTGATAGACCTCATCCAAGAGGTCTACATACTTTTTGAATTTTGCTATTTGATTAGCCATAAGTTAAAATCTCCTATTCTTTTTTAGGCGGTAATCCCATTACTGCCCGTGCCTGTGCGTCATCGTCAGACTTTCCGCCTTTCCCGCTCATCGGTGGAACAACGGGCGGTGTCGGCTGCGTTTCGTCTTTTAAGATGTCCGCCTTGTCTTTTGTGATTTCGGCGAAAATGTCATCAAGATTTTTTCCCTTGCTTTCGTCTGCTCCAAGCACTTCGCCCATTTTCGAGGCGATTGCCTCACGGGTGATGTCGTTTACAAACTTTTTGCCGGAAAGATAATCTTTTACTTTTGCCGAACGCTCCATAGCGGCTATCTTTGCCGCACTGTCTTTTTGTAATTTTTCAATATCAGCCTTGTATTTTTCAATCTCGGCTTTTGTTTGGTCATAATCCTTGAACTTTTCAATGGTCTTGTTTGCAGTTTCAAGTTGCGTCTTGATGTCATCGTAGTCGGCGTATTTTGCCTTCTCACGTTGCACGTCCTTCCCATTTTCTGCCATAATCTTATCGATTACCTCGGCGTCCAAGTTCAAACCTTCTAAAAAATCACGTTTCATTTTTTTTCTCCTTACGCATTTTTTTACGGCTATGCCCGCCGTTTGGATAGAAAAGGATAACGCCCCTTTTCACGGCGTATATACATATAGTCATTTTTATAAACGACTGCTTGTATCAAAAGAAAGGCGGCTATACTAGGTGCGAAAGCATAACCGCCAAAGTGAAACTTTTAGGTACTATGCCTTATACCTATATAGTCATTTTTATTTCTCATTTTTGAGGGTTTTTGTGTTTTTTTTATTATTTTTTTTAATTTATATTTGAATTGTATCTAAGTCTATGAAACTTACGATGTCATCTACTTTCCGTTTGTAAAATAGTTCATGCTGGACTCTTAAATAAATGTAAGATGTAAAACTTTTATGAATGGTAAAATCCTGTATTTGTAAATATCGGGCTATGATGTAGGTGATAGCGTTATGCGCTTTTTCTTCTCGGCGGCTTTTGTCCAGCCTTGCTATATGCGGATTTTTCTTTGCGTGTATCGAAATATAACGTAGGGCTATATCATACCCCAGCTCGTACATTTTATTAAGGGCGGCTTTATCGCCTTTCCTGTAATCCCATTGATAATTCAATAGCTGCTCATTATCATTTTTTGGAACTTCATAGTGTGGTAAATCTGTTTTTCTTTCCGATAACTCATTAAAATCAAACTCCAATTGTTTAGGCATTACTAGCCTTGACGCATTATCGCCCTATAGCTCTTGCCTGTTAATTCTACCACTTGAGCGCTCTCGGTTAAGCGGTCGGCGGCGGCGATCCCGATATACTGTAAGAATTCTTTTTTTGTTTGATTACTTATTAAAACCGTGGGCTTTCGGCGGTTGTAGCGTTCGTTTATTATTTGGTACAACATATATTGTTCCTCTGCTGCGACCGCTCCCCGCCCGATTTCGTCAATGATTAAAAGGCTTGTTTTTCCGTAAGCGTCTAAAATCTTAGCCTCCGTTTTATCGGCATTAAAAGATTTTGCCCGTCTTAGTTCCTCAACTATCGCCGAAGCTAGCCTATATAGCCCGCCGCAATCTCGGATAATTCCGCAAGCTAGGTGCGTTTTGCCTGTTCCTACATTGCCTAAAAAAATAAGTGTTTGGAAGCTCCCGCATTTTACTGCCTGTACAAATAAGCGGGCCTTAGCTAAGGCGTTCCGCTTTTCGTCATCGTCTGCCTTGTATGTGCCTAGCGACTCTTTTAAAAACCTCTCGGGGGCTTCTTGTTTGTAATGAATAAACAGTCTTTCATCTCTTAACTCCCGTTCACGCTCCAATACTTCCGCTTCGCTTCTTGGCTTAATGGTTGATAGCTTGTTTAGCAAGGCCGATATGTCTTTTAATTCGTTCATCCCACGCCTCTTTTTTTTAAATCATATTTATAATTTCTTCTGGAATGTCGCTTTCATTCCCCCATAACGCCCCTGCGGCTTTTTGCTTTACACCTTCGCTCTTTTGCCGCCGCTCCCAATTTCGGACGCTCGCCCGCCAATCTTTCATTTTAGCCGTTCCGATTTTCCAACCCTTGCTTTCGTAGAAGTCAAAAAACGCTTGGGCGTCTACGCTATTTTTTCGCTCCGTGCAATAGGCTTGAATTTCTTCAACGGTCGGCTTTTCAAAGTTTTTTGCTTTCGGTTTTTCGGCGGGTTTCTCCGTCGGCTCATCCTTTTCCGCCTGCGGCTTTTCTTCCGGCTCCTCTTGCTTGGGCTCTTCTTGAGTGTGTTGGTTGCCTTTGTGCTTCTTTCCGGCCGCCGCTCTCTTTGCTTTGATTGATTCGTACTTCTCGCTTTCTTGGTCTATCCTGCGTGCGATTTTTGCCCATAAAGCCCATTCAAGCGAACCTTCCCCGATTGGCGGTTTTTCTCCGCTTAAGGCATAGTTGATTGTATACATTGCAAAATTTGCCTTGTATTCTTCAGGTAAATCTGCGATGTATTCGCTATGAAAGACAAATGACTCTCTCATTTTTACACCTCGTATTTTTGTAGTTCTATTTCATATATTTTTTTACAAAGTTTTATAATCTCGCCCGTGTCTCTGCTTATGTCTAATTCTCCGTTACATTTTAACGAGCAGGTCATTCCCATATTCAGGCGGTGGTCGATTACAAAATCTCCGTACTTAGCCCGATTAGCTTTAGTGTTGCCTATTCGGTGTGCCCCTTGCGGGTGTCCTTCGTTCAAGGGCCGCCCGCATACTTCGCAAACTCCGCCGCTTGTTGCAAGTGCATAGCGGCGTTGGTCTTTTGGATCAGACATTGGCTTATGCTCCTAGCTTTAAATGAATAGCATATACTGGTTTGTCGATATTTAAATCAGTATCTTTGCCGCTTACGATTTCAATTCCGACAATTTGAGCGGTCATATATTTTTTTGTATACCCCAGCCGTAAAATACAAGGACAGTTCAAGGCTCCTGCTCTATTCATAAACTCATTTTTAAAACGAGTTTCCCAATAGGGTTTTACTTCACGATATTCTATTGTTTTCTCCCCGTTTTTAATTTTTTCGTACCATTCTTTTTTCATTGGAAAAATCAACATTGGCTATCTCCCCCTATTTAAATAATCTTTTTAGATTTTTCTTTTGTCCTACTAGAGATTTCATAGTTTCCCCGTGTTTTTCAGTCGCTACAATCAACTGTTTCAAGTTCTCAAATGGCTTGTACTTAGTTGGTGGTTCGATAAGATAAGCGTAACAATATGCACAATCATTACCTACAAATAAGTCATCACCACCATTGTTATGTAATCTGTAAAATGTTTCAACACAATTAGCGTCTTCTTCTACTTTTCTTCGCAAGCCTTTTACCGTATCTGCAAAAATACACTTGCTCCCAATTTGTAATTCATCGGCGTTTAATGCCGTATAAGCTTTTGTTTTGTCAAATTCCATAAAATATATCTCCTTTTATTTATCCCAATCAGGATGTCTTTTAATCCATCGTTTGATATTCACTGCTTTTGTACAAGCAGGCTCGCAGTTAGAAACTTCATAATCTTTTAATACTTCCCTTACAAACTTTTCTGCCGCCTTTTTCATTCTTTCTGTGGGTTCTGTAGCAACATCATCGAAATAATTAAAATTACAATCCAAAGATTGTAGTAAATCATCTAAAACACAAGCCGCCTCACCTTTTACATCGGGCTTCATTTTTACAAAACCTGTTAATTTTAAGACTTTCGGTATTTCTCTTTCTTCTTTTTGAAATTTTTTTAAAATTTCCTCAACTGCTTCATTTACGCTTGTATAATACAGACGCTCACTGTCGGCTAAATCCCAATAATCAATCTTTTTCATTTTTCAATTCTCCACCCATTCAGTAACCGTTTTAATTTCAAACCCTAACGCTTCCGCAATTTGTAATTCTAATTCTGCACCCCTTGAAGCATACGGCGTTTCTATTTTTGCAATACCTAAGTTTTTATGCCGGCTTAAAATAAATAGACACTTCCGCATACAGTCATCCCAAGTTTTTAACCCTTTACAAAACTCGACGGGGTTAAGTATTGCCGAATATCCCGCTTTGTGAAGTTTGTTATAGGCGGCTTCAAAATCCTTCTTGTAGTTTGGATTTTTAGTTATAGCTCCACATAGATAAAGTTGTTTCATTTCCTCAACCTCCCTAATTCGCTATTTTAAAATCATCTAAATCAAATAATGTCGGAGCGTTCTTTTCCATATCTGCTTCCTTTAAGTAGATAATACCGTCATTAAAAGATATTTCATTTAATTCATGTCCAATGCCGTATCTGCCTTTTTTAACAGCGATATAAGGCACTGTAAAAAGCCCTGCGAATGGATCATAAACTACATCGCCTTTGTTTGAATAACGCTCGATAATTCTTTCAACCGTATCTATTTGTAAGGGACAAATGTGCATATTCAGTTCTTTTCTTGACTGCTCGCTATTTAAGGTGTACATACGGTTTATATCATCCCATACATAATCGCTATTTGATGATACACTTATTACCGAAAAAGAAGCGGGGAGCTTTCTTGCTTTATCCAATTCTTCTGCAAGTTTGATATGCTCGTTGTAATCATATATATTTTGTTTTGAATACATAGAATATAGTTTTTGCATATCGGATACGGGGAATTCTTTTAGTTCTTCTAGTGAAACAAGTCTATTACCGCTCGACCTCCAGTATGCGTGAGCATCTATCTGCCATTGCCCACGGCCGTATTCTTCTTTTGTCTTCTTTACCGGAACATCGGCATAAGCTCTTGTTGTATCTGTTGGAAGTTTTCTAAAAAGTAAAATATATTCAGGACATCCAACACCCATTTTTGAACCGTCTTTGCATTGTTCAGTCCATCCGAGTCTATAAGTTTGATTGTTTTCTCGAACAACATCAGTAGTAATTACAATACGCCCCATATACTTAAATCCGTGTTTCATAAAGTGAAAAACAGTCATATCGCTAAATGGATCTAAAGTAGGCATACCGTATCCTGTAGCATTACCAAATAAAATCCTATCTTTAACATGTATGGCAGCAACTCTACCGGGTTTTAAAACTCGCAATAAATGAGGTGTTAAAAAATCCATCTGTTCAAAAAACTTATCGTTATCTTCATTATGCCCGAAGTCGTTATATGTCGGCGTGTATTCATAATGATTACTAAAAGGAATTGAAGTCATTATAAGGTCTACGGAATTATCTTGAACCGTTGGTATTTCTATACAGTTATCATTTAATACAGCCTTAAAACTTTTACCCTCTATAACCTTTCTTTCAACTCCGATTGTGCGAGCTAATTTTTCAGTAAGGTTTACAGATGATAAGCCATATTTTTTTACAATCTCCGTCATTTGTAATACAAGGTATCTATGCTGCTCCCATTTTTCTTCCAGAGCTTTTAATATAGCCTGCTCGCTTTCGGTATAAATTATGTGAACCTCAACAGGATAATTCTGCTGGAAGCGATATATGCGGTGAACGGCTTGAATAAAATCGTTGAACTTATAATCAATACCGACAAAGATACATTTATGACAATGGTATTGCATATTTCCGCCTTGAGCGGATATATCGGGTTTTGTTGCAAGATATTGCAATTTGCCGTTTTTGAACCGTCTTGTAATTTCAACATTTTTTTCTATATCCTGTGAACCGAATACAAAACCTGCTTGCGGTACAGCCTTTTGCAAAGCGTATCTTTCGGCTTCAAGATTATGCCAAAGAATAAAATGCTCATCGGGATTGTTTTTTAATATTTCGAGTGTTTTATTAACACGCACCGGAATACTATCATGCTTTTCTTTTGCCGCTTCTTTTAATCCCATAGCAGCATCTCTAAACATTTTAATTTGGCCGTCATCTTCACTTCCGGCAGTGCTGTGATCTGCTTCTACTTTATGATATATGATTTTTAAATCGGGTAAGTCATATCCTTCATCAGAATATGAAGGATTAACATCTGAAGGTTTTGTGATAAATAACCCCCAACTTGATACCCAAGCCCAAAACTCTTTTTCTTTATGCGGATATATGGTAAGTTTATTTGCCTTTGTACTATCTCTTTTGAAAAAACGTGTGAGGCTTTGCCCCGAATCCATTACGCCTAAAAAGGCAGCATAGTGAATAAGCTCTTTATATTTGTTAGGGGAGGGTGTTGCTGTTGCAACAAACTTATACTTTACATTCTTAAACTTAGGCAAAAACTCTTGATATGTTTTCGAGCCGTAAGAACGCAATACGGAGGCCTCGTCTAAACTACAGGCCGTAAATGTATTGAGGTTTATATTCCCGTCTCTTACTCTTTCATAATTTGTTATTAAAATGGAGGCCGTGGAATTATCAATGTCTTCTTGATTTTTTACATATTGTAAAGGCAGATTATTTAATAGTTTTTCTGCATCATTGAAAAACTCATCTACAATATTTAAGGGGGTAACAATTAAAGCCTTACCGCCTTCTTTTTGCAAGATAAGCCGTAAAATTTCAAGCTGTATTACTGTTTTTCCAAGTCCGAAACTTGCAAATATTGCACGGCAGCCTCCGTGAATTGCCCATCTTACAGCATCTTTTTGGTGCGGTTTTAAAATGTTATTTATTTCGGATAATTCAATATTAAATCCGCTATCCCGTGCTATTGCAATTTTACTTCTTAAAAACTCATCATAAGTCATTTCTCTTACTCCTGTAAAGTTATACCTAAGTCAGCCGCCAATAAATGCGCCGCTTCTATCAGCTTTGCACATTCGTCGGTGCTGCAATCTCTTTCCCGTTGCGGGATAATATGCCCGCCGATTGTGTTGTAGGGATAGCCCATATTCTCGACGGCAATCATCTTGACGGCGTTTTTCACACTCTCGTAGTCGTTTCCCGTTTCGTTGCATATCTGCATAATATGCCCGTTTAGGTGGTGGTTCTGCGAGTCTTCCCCCGTCGTTCTAGGGCGTTTAGGCGGCTGTAGTGTAACTAGCACAAAGTCATTGTGTTTATCCCTGCATTTGCGGAGCTCTCGTTTTATAATCTCGCTTGCGCCTAAGTCTGCGGGCGGTTCAAAAGCTATCCGCCCTGCAATCTCCACACGCTTTAATACATATTGCACCATAGCCGCCCTGTCTTTAGAAGATGTCTAAGCCCTGCGTTTGAGGGGTGTCGACATCTTCCTGATGTTCTTCCTCAAGATAGACACGCTTTTGTAGCTCTCCCTTGATGATGTCTATAAGCTCTGCGGCGGTCTTGTCCTTCCGCATATCGCTATAGGCTTTCATTTCATCCTTTGAAAAAATAGCCCCGCCGTCTGCGCTTCTACTGCTCAACAGGGCTGCTATTTCTTTTTTCTCGGCGGGTGTCGTTTCTCCGCCTTTCGGTTCAAAGGCCAACTTTGCGGACTGTGGTTTAGGCGGTTGCTTAGGTTTTACAATCTCGCCGTTGAATGTTTCTTTTATGTTTTGAATTTTCGGCGGTATACTCTGTTTCGGTGGCAGTTTTTGCGGTTGCTCTTTTTCTTCAGCGTTTGCATCTACATCCTCATCACTGGTTATACCGAGCATTGCACAAAGTGCATAGCGGCGCATATATGTTATGCTCATCCCTAATGTTTGAGCCTCATTGTTTTTAGTGTTTGTAATAATAGGCAATGCGACGGTATCTTCAATGTATTGTCCATTACTGTTAAATAAACGGGTTGTCAATGTTACCTGCCCTTGCATTGTACTGCCGATACTTTGCATGTAAGCCAGTGCGTGTTTGTGGAGCATGGGTTTAATCGTCTGTGTTATTGTGTCTAAGTCGGTATATTTATACCCGTATGCCTGACTGTTTTTGGGCATGGTCGGCATTTCTGCTTGTACCGCTTCCAAAGCAGCCAGCAATTCGGTTATGTTCTCACTTTGTTTCATCTACTCCCCCTTAAAACGGTATTTCTTCTTGGAAGTCGTCATCGCTTCCGGCTTCCGTGTAACCTTGAGCCTGTTGCTTCACGCCTGTGTCTTTGCCGCCGAGTAGCTGGACCTGTTCGGCGATTATGCAAACCTTGCTGAACCTTTGCCCGTCTTTCTCCCAGCGTTGCTGGTCTAGGTAGCCCTGGACGGCTATTTGTTTCCCTTTGCTTAAATAAGGGCTTATGTTCTCTGCCGTCTTGCCCCAGACGGTTACATCAAAGAATGAAGCCTTATCGCTCCACTCGCCGCCGCTCTTTTGGCTGCGGTTTACCGCAATGCTAAGATTAAGCCTTGCGGTTCCGCCTGCTGTATAGGCTAGGTCGCAATTCGATGTTAATCGCCCGATGATTGTTAAAGTGTTAAGGTCTGTCATTCTGCCGCCCCCTGTTGATTTTTATAAAAATTGCAAAAGTCTTTGCATAGGCAATAATCGCCGCATTTTCTGCTGACTGCGGGACGGTGCTCTATGTAGTGGCTGGTGTCTAATTCTTGTGCACATATTTCGGCGTCGATTTCTTTGTCAAAAACTCGAACCGCCGTTTTTCTGCCTTGCTTCATAACCGCCCATTTGTCACCGTCTGCCCAGCGTTCTTCAGGCGTACAGGGGGCTATCTCGTCATCGGTCATTTTTTCGGCCTCTTCGATTTCGATAACTTTCGCTCGGATATGCTCGCCCGCCTGCTCCAAGTCTTCGGGGGTTACTTCAAATTCGTAAACGAATACGGGCGATTGCGGATAGCTTTTGTCGATTTTCGCCTTGCTCTTTGAGTGGTCTTTTAACAGGGCTATAAATCGGCAACGCCTTACATCTAGTCCGCTTTGTTTCAAAAGCCATGCATAGGTCATGCCTTGTTTGTACCAGTCTGAAAAATCGGATTTCATAATCTTATAAACGCTCGCCGTCTTCCAGTCGTTTATAATGCCGCTTTCCATGTCGTAGCTGTCTACTATGCCGGTTACATGACTTTGAGAAACCGCAACATCAAATTTTTCTTCATGAAAATTGTCGTCTTGTATTTTCTCAAAAAGTTCATGCACCGCCGTACCCCAAACCGCCCAGACATTATCTGCTGCATCGGTTTCAAATTCGTCCCAGTGTCTTTCCTGTAAGATGATTTCTTTCGTCCCTTTGTTGAGCGTGGTCGCTGAATAGTAACCCGCTTTATTGTGCCGCTCTACGCTTACGGTTTTAACAAAGGCTTCGGGTAGATGTAGTTTATTTGTTACTTTCATTGGCCGTCTCCTCTGTTTTTGCGTCTACAACTCGAACCTTGATTGAATATGAATTACCCAGTAGCCATTCCACTGCGACTACTTCAAAGTATTCCTCTTCGCTTGAATATCCACGAAGTTTTTCACAGATGTTATAAATTGCATTTTTCATTTTTCGCACCTCTTAATATTTTTATTTAGGCTTCTGCGTTGCGCACCGCTTTAGCCTATTGAAACGGGCGGGAGTTGAACCCGCCAGCCTAACCGCTTGCCCCCTGTGTGCCCGCTCCTGATTACTCGCCGTCATCAAACGGCAAGCTTTCTGCTTCGTCTTTTTCTTTTAAAACAAGGGCTTCTTGCAATTCTTCGATAGTCTCATCAATCCATTTCATGGCCTCATACCAGCCCTTGACGAAGTGCAAATCTCTGCCTTTTTCGCTGATGTAAAAAAGCCAATTCTTTTGTTCGTCTATGGCTTCATCCCAAACATCTTTGAATTTTTCAAAATCTTCACTAGTGGTGATTTCGTTTAGTGCGTATACCACTTCCCGCAATTCAGGAAGTTCGATTGTGCCTACGCCGTTATCCAAAAACGGAATAAGCCGCCTTTCTGTGCTGCTAAATTCTTCATCAAGGATATAACCGCTATCCCTCATTGCCTGTTTGTATGCACGCACACCTGACAAGAAGCCTTGTAAATTAGCTATCTTGTTTCCGCTTTCCTCTTGTTGAAGCAGCTTTTCTTTCATTCCTGCCTCAAAGTTCAACTGCTGAATTAGTGTCAGCATAATCTCCGGTGTCTCCACCTTTCTCATTTCGTCTTGTTCCTGCATTTTGCACCCCCTAAATGCAATTATTTACTTGTAGCAGGGCTAGAGCCTCATTACCGCTGTGAGCAATAAAGGCTATTCCGCCCTTCCTGTTTATATCGTCTATCCGCTCTTTTTGAGCGGGTGATAACCTGCCGCCTTTCGGTCTCTTGCACTCGATTGCAACAAACCGCCCGTGTTTGTCGTAGCCTTCAAAGTCGCAAGTTCCCGCTTCGGCCGTCTTGATGTAGCGGCGGTTCCGTCCTTCGCCGATTTTAAAACAGCCCGTGTTTATTCTCTGGAGCTTGATTCCCGTAGCGTCGATTACTTGCTTTACCTGCCGGATTACGAGTTTTTCTGGAATATCTAAAATCTTGTTTAAGGCCAT